TTCAAAAATTTGGAGGACATACAATAGCTAATTTGGTAAGAAGAGGGAAAGGAGTACACAGAAATGAATTTTTAAGATTGATAAAAATAATACCATTTCCTGCTACTGCAAAACTAAAAGATGTAGTGGTAGTAATGGAAGCATATCAAAAAATGGAGGGCAACAATGAAAATCAAGGAAAATGAAAATTTTGCAAGAGCATCTTTAAAAGATGTAACTAAATACAAAGTGAAATGGCTACTGAAAACTCTTTGGTTCTGTATAAATAGACCTTTTGATATTTTAATGGAATGTGTGTAAGGAGGAGTTATGGAAGAAAAAATGATGTTGACAATGCAAGAAACTGCTAAATTAACTGGCATAGGATTACAAAAGCTGAAACAGATTGCAAGAGAATATGCCGATTTTCCTTACATAAAAATTGGTGTCAAGCACTTAGTAATCAAAGAAAAGTTACCAGACTGGTTTGAGAAGCATAAGGGGGAAGAGTTATGAAAAAATTAGCAATAGTTTTAGCAGCAATATTAGTTATAAATAAAAGAAAAACATCTGTTACTCCCGACCAAAGTTGTACAGATGTTAACAAAAAATAGGGTAGGTAAACCCTTACTTACCCTTGATTTTACTACAAACATTAAAAAATATCAAGGAGGAAAAATGGAAAATAACAAAAATCTACTAAATGAAACACTTAATCTATTAGAAAAGAACAATAAAACTTGGGAAGATGTTACAGATGTATTTGTAATAGGGAAGTACAACATTGGGAAAGAAAAATTTTATAAATTAGCAGGAGCAGCTAATTATAACTGGAATAGAGATGAAATAAATGAAAAGTTAATAATAAGAGGGAATGATTTTATTATTAATGTAAATTATGCTGATGGATTTAGAACTTATTTAGATTTTATAGATTTAAAAGTCCCAGAAATAACAAAAAATAAACCAGTGTTCTTTACTTGGTTTGATCATAAACACATAGCGGATTAAAGGTGATATTAATGTTAAAAGCAAAATTTATAGACAAAATACTGGAAGTTATGCAAGAAGAGGCAGACAGAATTTGGATAGATAACAAAGAAGTTACAGTATATTTTAGGAACAGTAGAGATGTGGAAGGTAATGCAGAAATATTGAAGCATATCTATACTTTAAAACTAAATGAAGCCGTAGGAGAGTACAGAATAAGAATAGATTATGAATTTAAAAACATTGAAATTCATAAAGGTACTAAGTTTGTATGTTTAAGAGGTTTTGGAAAATATGGAGTAACAGGAATCTGGACGATGATTTTAGAAGATTTAGAGAAAGATAAAGCAAAAGAAGGTGATAATTAAATGGATATAAAAGAATACAACTCTAAAAATATGGGTAAGCAAGTATTAGTTTTAAAAGAAAAGGACATAAAAGACTTAATGCACTTTTCTACTATTGCTAAAAATGAAAGTATAAAAGGTTTAATTGCGTCTGGAAAATATGCTGGGTTTACAGATACGTACAGACTAGCCGTAGTGAAAGATTCAAATGAAGAATTACAAGGAGCAGATACTAAAATCTATTCAGTATCAGTATTGGAAGAACTTAAAAAAGCTAAGTCTATGGCAGTTTTAAAAGATGGAAAATTAGCTATCCAAGTAGATGATGATGTAACTGAATACGACCCAATCCCCGATGCAAAAGTACCTGATATAAAATTATTCATTAATAACTACGAATATGAAAGCTATTCAAGCGGAAAAGTTGTTGAAAAAATAACAGACGATATAGTTTGGAAAATGTTAAAAGTGGTAGACAGTTCTGATATAAAAAGATATTTCTGCTTTGAAGAAGGGAAGTTAATTGTTGAAGCCTATCCGAATGGAAATTCTGTTTTACTGTTAGATGTTTTAGAGCTTGATAATAAAAAAGCCAAATTAAAAACTACTCTAAATTTTAAATATATGGACTTATGGCTAAAGTATGTGAAAGATGAAAAATTTGATATTGCTTTAGCTAAAAATAATAGGAATGCTTGTCAGTTCAGAAAGGATAATCTATTTTATATAGTTATGCCTGTGGCATTAAGAGATTAAAGGAGTTGATAGAAATGACTAAAATAGAAGAAGTGTTGGAATATGTAAGAAGTAACACACACGCAACAAATAAAGAAATTTCTGAAGATTTAAAAATAGGAGATGGAGTAGTTAGAGTTTATATAAATAGATTAAAAGATAAGGGTTATCTAGAAAAAATAGGTAAGGAATACAAAGTTTTAAAGGAAATGCCTGTAAATAAATCTAACTATAAACAGGAAATAATTAAAGAAATGCTGGAATCATACATGGATGACTTTAGAGAAATTAAGGTAATCAATGAAAAGATTAGAGTTGGGGAACTTATTATAAGACTTGTAGACAAGTTATAGGGGGCATAAATGTTTTTAATCGATGATAGATATTATGAGTTAGTTTTAGAAGATGGAGATACTGCGATTTTAGAGAACATAAGAACAGGAGAGCCATTGACTGTACCAATAAAAGACTTATGGAATTATGCAATATAAAGGAGGTGTTCAGTATGCTGGTAAAAAATAAAAAGTCTGTTGCGACTACCACATCAACAACAGACAAACATACAACTTTTAAATATAAAGTACCACATAATTTAAAAAAATGCAAATAGGAGGATAAATAATATGGTAAAAGTAGAATTTACAGGAAGTGTTGAAGAAGTTAAAAAGGAAATAAGAGAGTTTATAGAAGCGAGTTCTGGTGTAACTACTGAGGGCTTAACAACCTCTATGAAAGAAAATTTAGGAGCAGAAGCAAAAGTAGAGGAAAAAGCAACTGTCAAAGTTGAAGAAAAGAAAGAACCAGTTAAAAAAGTAGAAGAAGTAGCTACTCAAAAGTTACCAACAGCTCCTGCCAAAAAGGAAGAAGCACCTGCAGAGGTTGTAACTCCTTTACCAACTAAGACAGCTGAATATACTGCTCAGGATTTACAAAAAATAGCAGCAGCTTGGGTAAATAAAGACATAGATAATAACAGGGCAGCATTGAAAAATCTATTAAGTACATTTGGAGTTAAAGCTATTTCATTTCTACCAAAAGAAAACTACGGAACTTTTGTACAAGAACTTAAAAACTTAGGAGCTGATGTTTAATGGCACATGCACTATTAGGACCTTCTAGCGCTGCAAGGTGGATAGCTTGTCCACCTTCTGTCAGACTCTGTGAACAATTTGAAGATGTTGAAAGTGAATATGCAAAAGAAGGAAGTTTGGCACATGAAATAGCAGAATTAAAGGTAAGAAAATTAATAGATCCTGGTTTAACTTCTAGGAAATTTACAGCAGCTATGAAGAAATTAAAAGACAAAGAGTTATACCAGGAAGAAATGCAAGGATACACAGATGAGTATGTTGAGTTTATACAAGAACAAATGTATAGTTACGAAACTACTCCGCATATTTCTGTGGAACAAAAAGTAGATTTCTCACAATATGTTCCTGGTGGATTTGGGACAGCTGACTGTATCTTAATCTCAAATAATATCTTGCACATCATAGATTTTAAGTATGGGAAAGGTGTACCAGTTGATGCTGAAAATAATGCACAGTTACTTCTGTATGCATTAGGAGCATATCTCACTTACGAAATGATATTTCCAATAGAGCACATTAAAATGTCAATCGTACAGCCGAGATTAAACAATATTTGCACTTGGGAATGTAGATTGGATTACTTATTAGAGTTTGCAAAGATAGCACAAGAAAAGGCTGCTATGGCTTTAAAAGGCGAAGGAGATTTTAACTGTGGAGAACATTGCAAATTTTGTAAAGCAAAAGCTGTTTGTAGAGAAAGAGCTAATGCAAACCTTGAACTTGCAAAATATGAGTTTAAAGCCGCTGACCAATTAACTTTAGAAGAAATTGGAGAGATACTGCAAAAAGCTAAGAATTTATCAAGCTGGGTAAAAGATATAGAAAAATATGCTCTTGCTGAGAGTTTAAAAGGAAATGAGGTACCAGGTTGGAAAGCAGTTAATGGCAGAGGCAGTAGAAGTTTTAGCAATACTGATGAAGCCATAAAGATACTTAAAGAAAATGGAATAGCTGAGGAGTTACTGTATGAAAGAAAATACTTAACTTTAGCACAGATAGAAAAAGAAATAGGTAAAAAGCAATTTAATAGTTTAGTAGGAAATTTAGTAGTTATGGATGTAGGTAAGCCAACTCTTGTTGAAGCTTCTGACAAAAGAGAAGCTATAACAAACAAGATAAAGGCAGAAGATGAATTTAGTGTAGTAGAAGATATTAATAGTTTATAAAGGAGAAGTGATATTAATGGCTAATGAAACAAGAGTAATGACAGGAAAAGTAAGATTAAGTTTTGTACATTTATTTAAACCTTATGCAGCAGAAAAAGGACAAGAAGAAAAGTACAGTTGTACAATTTTAGTTCCAAAAACTGATGTACAAACAAAGGCAAAATTAGATGCCGCAATAAATGCAGCAATAGAAAAAGGAATTAACAGTGTATGGAATGGAGTAAAACCTCCAAAACCAACTATCCCTATTTACGATGGTGATGGAACAAGACCATCTGATGGAGAAGAATTTGGACCAGAATGTAAAGGGCATTGGGTATTTACAGCAAGTGCAAAAATAGATTATCAACCAGGAATAGTAGATATAAAAGCCCAACCAATTTTAAATCAATCTGAAATTTATTCAGGAATCTATGCAAGAGTATCAGTTAACTTTTTCCCTTATGCAGTAAGTGGTAAAAAAGGAATAGGTTGTGGATTAGGTAATGTGCAAAAGCTAATGGACGGAGAACCTTTATCAGCAGCAGGAATTAAAGCAGAAAAAGAATTTGGAGAAGTGGAAATAGATCCAGTAACTGGTGAGCCAATACTATAAAATTTATAGTTAAAAAAAATTAATAGAGGGGCAGTGAAAACTGCCTTTCACTTTCAAAAAAGGAGTGATTATGAGAACTTTAAATATAGATATAGAAACATTTAGCTCTGTAGACATAGGAAAGTCAGGTGCATATAAGTATGCAATGAGTGATGATTTTCAGATACTTTTATTCGCATACTCAGTTGATGGTCAAGATGTAAAAATAATAGACCTGGTTCAAGGTGAATCTATTCCAGAAGAAGTATTAGAACTTTTAAAAGATGAGGCTTGTATTAAGTATGCATACAATGCTATCTTTGAGTGGTGGTGCTTGAACATGGCAGGATTAGAAACTCCTTTAAAACAATGGCATTGTACTATGGTACATGGTCTTTATTGCGGGTATACTGCGGGACTTGCTGCAATAGGTAACATTATGGGTTTACCTCAAGACAAGAAAAAACTAACAACAGGAAGTGCTCTAATAAGATACTTCTGTATACCTTGTAAGGCTACTAAAAGTAATGGTAATAGAACCAGAAACCTTCCACAACATGCACCGGAGAAGTGGCAACTTTTTAAAGAATACTGTATGCAAGATGTAGTTACAGAAATGGAAATAGGTAGAAGATTAAGCTGTTTCCCTGTCCCTGAAAGAGAATGGAAACTTTGGGTATTGGATACATTTATGAATGCATATGGAGTAAAGGTTGATAGTGAATTAGTCAATGGTGCTCTATATATAGATGCATTATCCAGGGCTAATTTACTAGAAGAAGCAAGAGATATAACTAAACTAGATAACCCAAATTCTACAAGCCAACTGCTTACTTGGTTAGAAGAAGCAGGAGAAGAAGTTGAGAACTTACAAAAAGCTACTGTTGAAAAATTGGTAAACACTTTGGAAGAAGGAAAAGCTAGAAGAGTTTTAGAAATAAGACAAGAGCTTTCTAAGACATCTGTTAAGAAGTATAAAGCTATGGATGAAGCTAAGTGCAAAGATGACAGAATAAGAGGGTTATTACAATTCTATGGAGCTAATAGAACGGGTAGATATGCTGGTAGATTAGTTCAAGTACAGAACTTACCTAGAAATTATATAGAAACTTTAGATGTTGCTAGGGATATTATAAAAAAAGGTGATGGAGATCTATTGGAGCTAATTTATGGAAATATACCTGATACCTTATCACAACTTATTAGAACAGCTTTTATTCCATCGGAAGGTAATCACTTTGTTGTATCAGATTTCTCAGCAATAGAGGCAAGAGTAATAGCTTGGCTTGCTGGAGAAGAATGGAGAATGGAAGTATTCAAAACCCATGGAAAAATTTACGAAGCCTCAGCCTCTCAAATGTTTGGAGTACCTATCAATACCATAGCAAAAGGAGAAGAAAATTATCATCTTAGAGCTAAAGGTAAAGTTGCAGAGCTAGCACTAGGATACCAAGGTAGTGTTGGAGCTTTAACTGCTATGGGTGCAGCTGACATGGGGTTAACAGACGAAGAAATGAAAGATATTGTTGATAGATGGAGAAAATCATCAAAAAGGATTGTGGAGTTGTGGTATGCATTAGAGAATGCAGCTGTGGAAGTATTAGAGACAGGAGAACCACAGGTAGTTAAATGTGTAAAGTTAGCTAAAGAGTATGACTTTATTTATGGTCAAGATTTTTTCACAATAGCTTTACCCAGCGGAAGAAAACTTTTTTACCCAAAGCCATTTTTAAAAGAAAATCAGTTTGGGCAAATGCAGATGCACTATATGGGAATTAACCAAACTACTAAGAAGTGGGAGGTTATTCCAACTTATGGGGGTAAATTAACAGAAAATATTGTGCAGACCATAGCGAGAGATTGCTTAACAGAAACACTTTTAAGGATAAAAGCAAAAGGGTGGCCAATAGTATTCCATGTACACGATGAAGTAATACTTGATGTACCGACAAGTGTGCAGTTAGATGAAGTTATTAAAACTATGACAGAAGAAATAAGTTGGGCTAAGGGACTTATATTAAATGCTGCTGGATTTACTGGTAGTTATTATATGAAAGATTAGGAGGAAATTATGGCAGATTTTTATGTAGATTCTAGTGGATTTAAAAGATATAAAAATTCTAAGAGATTAATGTATAACCCAGAACTATTTCCTAATCACAAAACTAAATGGAGCAAAGAAGATGAAATAGATTTAGTAGGTTATAAACAAACAATGAAATGGGAAGATATAGCCTTAATGCTGGGAAGAACTCCTGGCGTATGTATGGAAAAAATGAGATCCATTAAAAGAAATGGAAAATATAATTTATATTTAAAGAAATTCAAGGAAATTTAAAGGAGGAAAATTATGGAAATAGGAAAAAGAATTAAGGAATATAGAGAAAAGAACAAAATAACACAAAAGGATTTTGCTCAAAAGATAGGTGCAACTCAGTCATTTTTATCCCTTGTAGAAAATGGAAGTGTAGATATAGAAACTCCTACAATGCTAAAAAAAGTAATAGATATTATTGGAGAAGAAAATACAGAAAAAAAGGTAGATAAGTTAATGGGAGCTTTGGAAAAGAAAGTGGATAATGTAAATAGTCCAAGCCATTATAAAATACCAGGTTGTAATTTTGAAAGTATAGATATTATCAGAGAAAGATTAGGAGATATAGGTTTTATGTTCTTTTTAGAAGGAAATGTAACTAAATATCTTATTAGAGCAGAGAAGAAAAATGGTAAAGAGGACTATCAAAAAGCTAAAAAATATTTAAGCTGGTTAATAGATATGAAAAAAATAATACCTCATGAACTAGCTTTAAATGATAAAGAAGAAATAGCAGAAGAATGTGGCACTGAGTGGCTTAATATCATAAGTGGAATAACACAAGATATAAAAGCTAAGAAGGCTTTAATCTTAAATGAAATTTTTAATCAATTATTCAGTGCTAAATATGAAGAAGCCACAGATTTAATAGATAAATTGCTTGAAGAATAAAAGGAGATAACAGATGGAGAACTCAAGAAAATTAATAATATCAGAAGCAAATAACAGATTATCCAAGCAGTGGGTAACAACCGAAATTACCTGGTCTGAATTTGTTGAAAGATTAGGAAAACCTAAAATAACAGCTGAAACATTAGATGAGTTCTTATCTTATACTAAGTCTAAGCAAGATGATATTAAGGATGTTGGAGGCTTTGTTGGTGGAAAATTAAAAGGTAATCTTAGAAGAAGTGAAGCTGTTGAAAACAGAAGCTTAATAACTCTTGACTTAGACAACCTAGCTTATGAAGATGACACTAAGATTATAAAAACTCTTAATAGTTTAGGTTGTGCATATGTAGTGTATAGCACTCGTAAGCACCAAACTACTAAGCCAAGAATAAGGGTTATATTTCCATTAGCCGAAGATGTTAGTGCAGAAGAATATGAGCCTATTGCAAGAAAGGTAGCGGAGTTCATAGGGTTGCGTTATTGCGACCCTACTACCTTTCAAGCAGTTAGATTAATGTATTGGCCAAGTCATTCTATTGATAGTGATTATGTGTTTACTTATGCCGATAAACCTATGTTAGATGGTGCGGCCATACTTAATATGTATGTAGACTGGAAAGATGTAACAAGCTGGCCAGAAGTTCCTGATGCACAAAAACTCCATCAAAATATGTTAAAAAAGCAAGAAAACCCCTTAGAGAAAGAGGGAATGGTAGGAGCGTTTTGCAGAAGGTTTAACATCTATCAAGCCATAGATGAATTCTTACCAGGAGTGTATGAGGAATGTGATGTACCTGATAGATTAACATTTGTTGGAGGAAGTACCACCGCAGGGGCTATTGTGTATCAAGATGGGCTTTTCTTATACTCTCATCATGCTACTGACCCTTGTAGTCAAAAATTAGTTAATGCCTTTGATTTAGTAAGGTTACATAAGTTTGGTCATAAAGATATAAGTGCCGATGTTAATACTCCTGTCGCTAAACTTCCTTCCTGGATTGCTATGAAAGAATGGGTGCTGTCTAAGACAGATGTTAAAAAGGACTTATTAAAAGAAAGACAACAAAAAGCTATTGCAGAATTTTCAATAACATATGATAAGAATGAGGAAGTTCTGGAAGGCGAAATAGTTGAAGATGATGACAACTGGAAAGATGATATTCAGTATAGTGCAGATGGTATGAAAGCACTTAGCACTCTGGCCAACATAATTTTAATTCTAAGAAATGATAAAGAATTAAAATTTAAAATTTTTAAGGATATCTTTTCTTCTAGGATATTAGTAAGGGATGGAGTACCTTGGGACAAGAAGTTTGAAACTCCTGACAGAATTTGGAATGATACAGATGATGCTGGACTTAGATGGTATTTAGAAAGTTTTTATGGAATCACCTCTACAAATAAGATTATGGATGGGGTTAATCTGATTGCAGAAGAAAATGCAGAAAATAAAGTAGCAACAAGACTTCAATCTACTCAATGGGATGGAGAAAAAAGATTAGAAACTCTATTTATAGATTACTTAGGTTGTGAAGATAATGTATATACTAGAGAAGTTTCTGAAAAGTCTTTAGTTGCTGCAGTACGAAGGGCAATTTATGGCGGTATTAAATGGGATAACATGCCCATCTTAATAGGTCCGCAAGGTGTAGGTAAGAGTACATTTCTGAAAATACTAGGTATGGAATGGTATAACGATAGTTTGGTTAATGTGGAAGGTAAAGATGCTTGTGAGTTAATCCAAGGGAGCTGGATCTTAGAAATGGGAGAACTTAGTTCTTTAAGAAAATCTGAAATGAACCTGGTTAAAAACTTTTTAAGTAGAACTGATGATATCTTTAGAGCATCGTATGGGCGTAGAGCCCAAAAATATCCAAGAAGATGTGCCTTCTTTGGAACTGCAAATGATACTAACTTCTTAAGAGATGAGACAGGGAATAGAAGATTCTGGCCAATTGATTGTTTTATATTTAAGCCAAAGAAATCTATCTTTGATGATTTGAAAGATGAGTTAGAGCAGATATGGGCTGAGGCTTGTGAATTAGCAAAAGATAAATCTTATAGTTTAGTTCTATCAAAAGAAGCGCTAGAATTAGCTATAAAAGAACAGGAATTACACTTGGAGGACAATGTATATAAGGGCATTATTTTGGATTACTTAGACAAGAAAATACCTAAAAATTGGAATACTATGGATTTATTTGCTAGAAGAACATATCTGAATGAATATGAAACTATGACTCTACAATATGATGAAAAAGATTTGGCATTAAGAGATAAAGTGTGTGCCGCTGAAATATGGGAAGAAGCTTTAAAAATGGATATTAGATATCTAAAAAAGAGCGACAGCATTGAAATTAATAAAATACTATCAACCCTATTTAAGTGGGAAAAGATAAAACAAGCCTCAAGGTTTGGAAAATATGGAGTTCAAAAAGGATTCAGAAGAAAAATGTAAAGCTAAAAATTTTGAAACTTTCTAAGTGTAACTTTTTTAAAATGTAACTTTCTATAAAAAATGCTTGTAACTCTCTTTTTTGTGGTTACATAGAAAGTTGCATAGAAAGTTACATCAAAAAAACATTGGTATTATTAGTATTATTATATATTTGTAACTTTGTAACTTTCTTTTCTATATTAATATATAAAAATAAAGAAATAAAGGGTATATATAGTCTATAAAATCTATAAATCCTATATTTATATATATATATATAAGAAAAAAAGAAAGTTAGTTACGTTTCAGATTGGAGAAATTACATGAGAAAAAGTGAAAGAGAAATTGAAGCATATTTAGTTAAAAGTGTAAAAAATAAAAATGGCTTGTGTATGAAGTGGACTTCTCCAGGAAATGCAGGAGTACCTGACAGGATAGTTATCGTTCCTGGAGGAGATGTTTATTTTGTGGAGTTAAAAGCCGAGGGTAAAAGAGAAGATTTATCCCCTTTACAGAGAAATTTCATAAATAAACTTAAAAACTTAAATTGTGATGCGAGAGTAATTGCCTCTTTCAAAGAAGTGGATAAGTTTATAGAGGAGGTGATGCTTAAATGAAGTTTATACCGCATGAATACCAAAAATACTGCATTGATAGAATGATATCGGATGACAAGTTAGGTCTTATGTTGGATATGGGATTAGGGAAAACTATTATAACTCTATCTGCAATAGCCGATTTAAAATTTAATAGATTTGAAGTTGGAAAGGTATTAATAATAGCCCCAAAAAAAGTCGCAGAGGCTACCTGGACAGACGAGATAGCAAAGTGGGATCATTTATCCCTACTAAAAACATCTCTCGTTTTAGGGGGCCTACAAAAGCGTATAAAGGCACTTGCAAAAACAGCAGATATTTATGTGATAAATAGAGAGAATGTTACCTGGTTAGTTGATTATTATAAAAATGCATGGCCATTCGATATGGTGGTACTTGATGAGTGGTCTAGCTTTAAAAATCATCAATCAAAAAGATTCAAAAGTTTGAAGGTTATCAGAAATAAAATAAGTAGAATTGTAGGTCTCACAGGGACACCTGCACCTAATGGGCTTATTGACTTATGGGCTCAATTGTATCTGCTTGACCAAGGTGAAAGATTAGAAAAGACTATAGGGAAATTTAGAGAAAGATATTTTGAACCTGGACAAAGAAATAGAACAGTAATTTTTAACTATGATGCAAAAGAAGGTTCAAATGAGGCTATACATGAAAAAATATCAGACATCTGTATATCTATGAAAGCAGAAGACTATTTGGAACTTCCAGACATAATTTATAAGCAAGTGCCAGTGGTTCTGGATACTAAAGCTAAAAAAGCATACGATGAGCTTGAGAAAAAAGCCATACTTGAACTTGAAGACACTGAAATCACTGTTGCAAATGCAGCTGCACTGTCTAACAAGTTATTACAATTAGCAAATGGAGCTATCTATGATGAGAACAGAAAAGTTTTTGAAGTTCATGATTGTAAGATTGAAAGATTTTTAGAACTGATAGAGCAACTGAATGGGAAACCTGCACTAGTATTCTATAATTTCCAACATGACAAGGACAGAATAATTGAAGCTTTGAAAGACTCAAAATTAAGAATAAGACTTTTGAAAACTCCACAAGACCAATTAGACTGGAATAAAGGAGAAATTGATATACTACTAGCCCACCCAGCAAGTGCAGCTTATGGACTTAACTTGCAAGCAGGAGGTAATCATGTGATATGGTTTGGACTTAATTGGAGCTTAGAATTATATCAACAGGCTAATAAAAGACTTCATAGACAAGGGCAAACAGAAAAAGTAATAATACATCACTTGGTTTGTAAAGAGACTAGAGATGAAGATGTGATGGAAGCTTTACAAAATAAAGGAGATGTACAAGATGCACTTGTTGAGAGTTTAAAAGTTAGAATTAAGAAAGTTAAAGAAGCAAACAAAAAATTATAAGGAGTAAATTATGCAGGGCAAAAAATTAACAAAGGAAGAAAAAAAGATAGATGTAATTATTGCTTAAGTAAAGTTTTAAAACTAAATTTGATAGATATATTGTTAAAGTTGGAGATAGGGAACTGAAAGTTGGGGATAGAGTTTTAATGGATAACAACAACTAAGAATAATAGAAAAGATAAGGAGTGAAATTAAAATGACATTAGAACAAATAATAAAAAAATTAAAAAAACAAGGATATATTGTAAAAACTATATTTCCAATACTGCCAAATAGTTTTGGATTTAATGATAATTTTGAAAATTTAATCAATGATAATGGTTTTTGGCTTGAAGATATTAAATATCCAGAAGGAGAAGAACCAATAAATTTTGGAGAAGATATTGAAGATTTTGAGTTCACAACAGAAAATTTTAACAATATCAAATGGAATGGATATAATTGGTTGGTTGTTGTAGATAGAAAAACGGGAGAATATTCTGGAACTTCATATTTACAGGCATATAAAGATATATTTAATCTTAAAATGGAGGGGTAAAAAATGGAATCTAAAAAGAGACTGGGATGCAGATGTATAAGCGGTTCAGTATTCTATGGTAAAATTTTTAAAGATGGTTCAACTATATCTGAAAAAGCAGAAGATATTGAAGATAGCAACTTTGAAAGAACTATGCTTGAATATCTAAATGCTAAAATGGGAAAATTTAAAGGTGAACATTATGATATACCAATAACAGATAACAATAGACTTTATAGAATACATGTGGATGTTATGGTTTTAGACAAAGATAAAGAGAAAAATAAGGAGTAGAGGAATGGTAACAAAAGAACAGAAGATAATTTTTAGGAGAATGGAAGAAATATTAATAAACTATCCTAAGTATCAAAAAAGAATAAAAATAGAAATAGAAAATTTACAGAATCCACAACTTAAAAAGTCATGCAGTCCTAGTGGGCAAGGTGGAAGCAACTATGACTTTAAAAGTGAAATAGAGCAGATTGAGGAATTAAAACAAAGAATTTCTAATAATATTAGCAGATATGAGGAAATAATTTTTAGGATAGATGAGTGCCTAAGTATGGTGCAAGACCACAAGGATTATGGATTCATAAAGATGAAGTATTTTGATAAAAAGACTTATGAAGAAATTGCTGATATACTTAAAATTTCTCTAAAAAGCACTTATGGAATGAGAAATAGAATTTTAGAGGCTTTGGAGATACATTTTAAAACTCAAAGGCTAATAGAATTTTAAAAAAGGTAAAAACAGGGTAAAAAAGGGGTAAAAATAGGGTTATTGTCAGGTAAAAAATAATGTGATAGTATGTTATCATATGAAATAAGTTTAGATGGCTTGGCTATAAGAAGTTAATCTTCTTGGCTATCTAGGGGCATGAAAATTCCTCCCTTATTTAAATATAATACAGTAGTTTAAGACTCTACTATAAAAAAGTCTTAATCTTATGGGGCATTAGTTTTAAAGACTAGAATAACAGCGATTGTTATTCATTGGTGCAAATCCAATATGTCCCATTAATAAAAAAAACATCAATACTTCTGTGGTTCGTATGAGCAAGCTAAGGCTTTTACAGAAGTATTTTTTATTTAGAGAGGTTTTTATGAAAACGTATAAAAAACATTTTGATATAGGTTTTAGAGATGGACCAGTATTATTTGTACTTGGTAAATTATATATAGGAAGCTATATAGATACACATACAACCTTATTAAATAAAGTATTAGGGTTAAATTTAGAGTTTGAAACAGTTGAAGAAAGTTTAGATATAAACAGAAATTCAAAAGAGATAACAAGGTTTCAAGATATTGAGGGGCAAGTTTTATTTGGAAACTTAGCACAAGGCACTATATACTGGGAATATTTTAGTAATAAGAAGTTATTGAAGAAAGTTGAGAAGTTAGAACCTGATTATAGGCACAAAATTTTAAGTTGCAAACAAAAAAGAGGGTAAATTGCATATAAGGAGAACCAATTAGCGAAATAGGTTCTTTCAGAATATAAAAAAGTCAAGCGGGTCTCGCGAATCCCGAGCTTCATCTGGAAGTGGTGAAAAAAATAATTCACTTCCTTTCCGAAAGGGGTTAAAAATGAACACAAAGGATAATTTAGTTAGTAGTCCTGAACTTGCAGAATTATTTGGAGTTACAGACAGATATATTCGGATGCTTGCAAAGGATGAAATTGTTAAGAAAAGCGGAACTAGAGGAAAATATTTATTGGCTGAAAGCATAAAAGGTTTTATAGCATTTTTAAGAGAATCTAGTTCAGTAGATGTAGATTTAAAAGAGGTTAAACTCAAAAAAGAAACAGAAAAAATAGCTAAAGATATAGAATTGAAAGCTATAAAAATATCGGAATTGAAAAATGAATTGCATTCTGCAGATATAGTTAGAAAAGTTATGACTACTATGCTCACAAATTTAAAGGGGAAATTGTTAGCTGTGCCTAACAAAATAGCACCCTTGGTGGTGGGCTGCGATAATTTAGGAGATATTCAGGATATAGTTTTGAGTTCTATAGAAGATGTTTTGCTGGAGTTAAGTGATTATACTCCTGAATTATTTAAAAATAAAAATATAATAATTGAAAATGAAGAGGTAGAAGATGAAAAAAGTAAAGGAAAAGGAGGCATCAGAAAATCAAAACCTAAGAAAAACAATTGATCTTTTTACAGAGATATTTCAAACTTTGAAACCTCCACCAAAATTAACTATTGATACTTGGGCGGATACATATAGAATTTTAAGTTCTAAAACATCTGCAGAACCAGGAAGATGGAAAACTGATAGAGTGCCATTCCAAAGGGAAGTAATGAGAGCTATTTCTGATAAAAAGACAACTAAAATAGTGATGATGTATGGAGCGCAGCTATCTAAGACAGAAATTTTATTGAATGTATTTGGGTATTATGCTGACTATGACCCTGCTCCTATCATGTATCTTTTGCCAACTAAAGATTTAGCTGAAGACTTTTCTAGTACAAGACTAGATGACATGATACAGAGTACACCACAGCTGAAAAATAAAATACTGAATAAGGTTGATGGAAGAGATACCAAGCTACAAAAAGAATTTGTTGGCGGCTATATCACATTGGTTGGAAGTAATTCTGCTGCTGAATTATCAAGTAGACCTTTAAGAATTTTACTTGCAGACGAGGTGGATAGATTTAAAAGCGATGTTGGAGGAGAAGGAGATCCATTAAACTTAGCGATTGAAAGAACTAAAACTTTCTGGAATAAGAAAATAGTTATAACAAGCACACCAACCATCAAAGGAGACTCAAGAGTTGAGAAAGAGTATGAGAACTCAACAAAAGAAGAGTTTTATATACCATGTCCAAAATGTGGCTCTTTTCAAAAATTGGAATGGAGAAACATAATCTTTGAACCTGTTGGGCATAAATGCTCTGACTGTTTAGAAATTTCAAGCGAACATGAATGGAAAAGAAACATGATTAATGGTATATGGCAACCACAGGAAGAGGTTGAAGATTGGAGTGTTAGAGGCTTTCATATCTCTGAATTATATAGCCCTTTTTCAACGTGGCCAGAAATCATAAAGAAGTTTAAAGCGGCAAAAGGTAACATGCAGATGATGAAAGTTTTTACAAACACATGTCTTGGACAAACATGGGAAGAGAAAGTAGAAAAGATAGATTTCTTAGATGTTTCTAAGAGAAAAGAAGAGTATACAGCAGAAATTCCAGACCAAGTTCAAGTTTTAACCGCTGGAGTCGATGTTCAAGATGACAGATTGGAAATTGAAGTTGTAGGCTGGGGGTTAGGAGAAGAGTCTTGGGGTATTTACTACAAGCAATTTATTGGTTCTCCTGGTCAAAATGATGTGTGGGAACAGTTAGATAGATTCCTGGAAACAGAGTTTGAGTATGCAAATGGGGAAAAAATAAGAATTCTTTGTACTTGTATAGATACAGGAGGGCATTATACGCAAGAAGCATATCAATACATCAAACCTAGAGAGTTTAGAAGAGTATTCGGTATTAAGGGTAAAGGTGGAGATGGAGTAGCTTTTGTATCTAAGCCTTCTCGTACTAACAGAATGCAAATATCATTGTTTACTCTGGGAGTTAATACTGGGAAAGAGACAATACTTGCTAGACTAAAAATTGAAGAACCTGGTTCTATGTATATGCATTTTCCAAATAACGTAGACAGGGGTTATGATGAAGCATATTTCAAAGGATTAACATCTGAAGTTAAGACTACTGTCTGGGAAAAAGGAGTTAAAAAAACTATCTGGAAAGTAGTAGGAACTAAGAGAAATGAGCCCCTAGACTTGAGAAACTATGCTTATGCTGCATTAAAGATAGCAAATCCAAATTTAAGTAAAAAATATACAGTGGAAGCTACAAAAAAGACTACGAAAGCGATAAAAAGAAGAGTTTTATCGAAAGGGGTGAGTTTATAGATGAGTTATACAAAAGAAGAGTGCTCACAGATGATTGAAGCCTATAGAAAGGCAGAAATAGCTGTGTTGACTGGAAAAAGCTACAAAATTGGAACAAGAGAGCTTGTAAGAGAAGATTTATCTGAAATTAGAAAAGGTAGAGCCTTCTGGGAGGGTGAACTTGATAAATTAAATAATAGGGGTAGAAAAAAATTAGGAAGAAGGGTAATACCTAGAGATTTATAGGTTTTAATCTTCTTTTTTTATTACAAAAGGGGGTGAAAAATGAATTTATTAGACAAAGCTATTGCTTTTTTTAATCCAAAAAAGGCTCTTGAAAGAGAAGTTGCTAGAAAGAAAATTGAGATTCTGAATACTGGATACTCAAATCATGGGGCATCTACCACAAAAAGTTCTATGAAAGGTTGGGTTTCAACAGGTGGTGGAGTTAAAAAAGATATCTACAAGAACAGAAAAAAGCTAGTTGAAAGGTCAAGAGACTTGTATATGGGAGCTCCTGTTGCTCAGGGAGTAATGAAAACTATCAACTCTAATGTTATTGGCAGTGGATTAAAGCTAAAATCATCTATTGACTATGAAGTTTTAGGGATTAGTGAATCAGAAGCTGAAACTATTGAAACTACAATTGAAAAAGAATTTAAACTGTGGGCTGACAACAAGATTGAGCAGATGGGAGTTCTAAACTTCGACCAAGTTCAAGACCTGGTATTCTTAACTATTCTCTTGAATGGTGAATGTTTTGTGAAATTTAACTATTTTCTAACACCAAAGAATCCTTATAGCTTAAAGCTACAAATAATTGAGCCTGATAGAGTTATGACACCTTCTATATTGCAAAATGATGAGAGAATTGTTGATGGAGTGAAACTCGATAACAATAACAGAGTCTCTGGATATTATGTCGCAAGAAAACACCCACTTGACGTGTCAGGAAATGTAGAAACTGACTTTATTTCAGTTTATGGAAAAGAAGAACAGTTAAATATTCTACACATAATGCTAGCTGAAAGACCTGAGCAAGTCAGAGGTATACCAATTCTATCTCCAGTAATTGAAGCACTGAAGCAACTAGATAGATATACTGACGCAGAACTTATGGCTGCAGTTGTAAGTGGGATGTATGCGATATTTATTGAGAGTGATAAGGACAATACACAGGGGGCTAATATTGCAGACCATGAAGTCTTAGATGAAACTGAAAAGATTGATACAAACACAGATGAAAACATTGAATTAAGTCCTGGAATAGTTGTAGGATTAAATCCTGGTGAAAAAGCAAAAGAAACTAACCCGGGTAGACCTAATGCACAGTTTGACCCTTTTGTTACTTCAATTTTAAGACAAATAGGAGCTGCACTAGAAGTACCATATGAGTTACTAATTAAGCATTTTACTGCTAGTTATTCAGCAAGTAGAGCTGCTTTATTAGAAGCTTGGAAGATGTTTAGAAAAAGAAGAGATTGGTTTGCAAGTAATTTTACTCAGGTAGTTTATGAGGAATGGCTAAGGGAAGCTTATTTATTAGGAAGAATAGAAATGAAAAATTATGGAGAAGATCCATTATTAACTAAGGCTTGGAGTGCAGCTCAATGGAATGGACCGAGTCAAGGACAACTTGACCCACTTAAAGAAGTTAAAGCAAGTACTTTAAGAGTTCAACAAGGATTCTCTACTAGAACAAAAGAAACTGTCGAGCTTAACGGGGGTGATTTTGAGCAAAATGTAAGAATCTTAGCAAAAGAAAACAAATTATTAGAAGAAAAAGGAGTGATTATTGAAAATGCCAAAGATGAAAATGAAGTTTTGGAACATAATGAAGAATGAAGAAGATAATAGTGCAGACATAATTATGTATGGAACTATTGGTTCTGAAGAATATTGGGATGACATATGTGACAAAACAATAAAAGAAGAAATTGGAAATTTAGGTGATGTAGAAAACATAAATCTACATATTAATTCACCTGGAGGGAGTGTATTTGCTGCAGTGGCAATAGCGAATACATTGAAAAATCACAAGGCTAAAGTTACAGCTTTTATAGATGGACTTGCAGCAAGTGCAGCAACTATTATAACTAGTGCTTGTGATGTAGTAAAAATGCTAAAAAACGCTCTGTTTATGATACATAATCCATTGACATGGGCTTATGGAAACAAGCAAGAACTAGAAAAGGCTGGTATTCTTTTAGATAAGATTAAAGATAGTATTTTAGAAACTTACTTGGCTAAAGCTAAAGATAAGACTAAAGAAGAACTATCTGCACTTATGGACGAAGAAAAATGGTTCAATGCTGAAGAAGCTAAAGAGTATGGGTTTGTTGATGAGATAGTTGGAGAAGTGGAAAATCTACAAAATGTTAATAATTTGCTAATTGTAAATAGCTTAGCATTTGATATTTCAAAATTTAAAAATTTTCCAGGATCTAAACCTGCAGAACCTGTAACTGAACCTGCTCCTGGAGCGACTCAAAATGCAGTTACAAACACAGAAGAAATGACTGTAGAAAAGTTCAAGGCTGATTACCCTGAACTGTATGAAAATATAGTTAATTCAGCAATTCAAGGAGAAAGAAACAGAATTGAAGCAATTGAAAACCTTGAAATAGCAGGGTTTGATGATGTTGTAAATACAGCTAAATTTAAAGAACCTGTAGATGCTGCAAATCTAGCATTAAAAATCTTAAACATCAAAAAAGAAAAAAACAAAGAGACTCTTAAAAAAATACAAAATGAGAGTCAAGCAACAGCAGTACCAGTAGCCCCAAAAGCAGCAGGGGAGGCAGGCACAGTTGTAGGAATACCAGTAAGTAATATTTTAAAGTATATGAATAAAAAAACAGGAGGTACAAAATGAGCTTTATAGAAAAAGGTAACGAGTATGGAGTTGACCAGTTATTAAGTGGTACAGGTCACAAAGTTATGGAATTAGAAGTACCACAAGGGAAATCAGTTAAAAGAGGGCAAGCTGTAAATGCAAAAGCAGAATTATCTGATGGAACAGATTTATTTGGAATAGTTTTAGAAACAGTGGATGGAACTGCAGCTAAAACTAAAACTACAGTTGTAGTGTTTGGAGAAGTTATTTTTGAAGGACTTGAATTAAAAGCGACTACTGCAAAAGCAGACTTTATCAAAAAAGCAAGAGATAAGGGAATAATAGTGAAAGAATTAGGAGGTAGATATTAATGGCGGTATTAATCGATTTTTTAGGAGTATATGACCAGTCAGTTATAAAACCAAAGACATTTATTAGAGACATGTTTTTTGCAAAACATGAAACTCATGAATATCCAAAATGGGAAATTGAGTACAGAAAAGGTAGACAATTAGTAGCTCCTTTCGTGTCTGAATTAATCCCAGGAACAGAAGTGGTAAAAAGAAGTTATGCATCTAAATATTACTCTGCACCAAAAGTAGCACCGAAGAAAACATTCTCTGCACAAGAAATTTACTTTGCTAAATCAGCGGGAGAAACTATCTATGGAGGAATTTCTCCTGAAGAGAAAAAGGCAAAATTAATTGGAGAAGCATTTGCAGACTTTGAAGACCAAATCTCAAGAAGAGAAGAGTTAATGCGCATTGACTTAATGTTCAAAGGTTCTATAGTAGTAAAAGGAGAAGGAATTGAAGATAAAATTGAGTATGGAACAATTCAAGAAATCACACCCACTACATTATGGAATCAACCAAATGCAGATATTTCAGGGGACATAGAATCTGTAATTACATTAATAGGAGAAACTACGGGACAAAAAGTTGAGCATATAGTAATGGATCCAGTTGCAGCAAGACTATTCACTCAAAATGAGAAAATTGCTAAATTACTAGATGTTAAGAATGCTAACTTTGGGCAAATAGATCCAAAAGAATTAGCCAGTGGAGCAATATATATTGGGACATTAGCACCATATAACATCCCAATTTATTCTTATCAAACACAACACTCATTGTTAAAAGCAGATGGAAAAACATATGATACAGTGAAAATGATTCCAGAAGGAAGAGTATTATTTGCTCCATCTAATAATACTTTACACTATGGACCAGCTGCAGATATAGAAAAAGGAATAATAGTTGCAGAAAGAGTACCTTTTGAAGATGAAGATCCAAAATCAAATACTCTTGAAGTAAGAACAGAATCAAGACCTTTACCTGTTCCATTTGATATAGATGCTATAAAGGTTTTAAAAGTTAAATAAGGAGGGGTAGCATGAAATTAAAAGTTAAACAATCACTGATTTACTGTGGAATAGTTTATAATCCAGGTGAAGAGGTGGACATAATAGAATCTGATGTGATTGAAAGAGTTAAATCCCTAGAACTTGTAGAAGATGAAGAAGTAGTAGAAACTGAAAATCTTGACATTACTGAAGAAGAGACTGAAGAAAACACAGAAGTTGAAGAAACTGCTAAAAATTCAAAAAAATCTAAAAAGGCTTAAATATGAGCTTTAAAGAAGAAGTAGCTAGTGATATAGTAAGTGTTTTTCTAAATTTAGAAGAGTTTGGAGATACACATACTATAGGAAAAAAAGAAACTATCTGTGTTATTGATGAAGAAAGATTTCAGAATAAGCAAAAAAATAGAACTAAATCTTTAGAGAATGACGGGTTATTTATCGAAGGTATGACACTCTTTATAGAAAAGTCCTTCTTTAAATACCCGCCTCATTCTGGAGAAAAAATCTTAGTAGATGGAGTTAGGTATTTAGTGGAAGAAACTAAGGAAGACATGGGTTTACTAGAGATAGATTTAACGAGGTATGATGAAAAATGATAGGAGTAAAACTTGAAGTAAGTGGAATAAATGAAATAATTAATGTTCTTGGAAGATATGAAGCGGAATTACCTTCTTGTATTTCAAGAGCTATTAATCGTTCACTTGAAATGGCAAAGACTGAACAGATTAGGAAAACAATGGAAATTTATTATGTTAAAAAAAATAAATTGAGCAGTACCATAAATGTTTTTAAATCTACTAAAAGTTCTTTAAAGGGAGAAATTACTAGTGGTGGTAGACCTATTGGAATGGATCATTTTTTATTAAATCCTAAAACTAGAGCTAAATCAGGAAGAAAAATGGTTACTGGAGCAATAAAAAGAGATGGAATAAAAAATCTTCCTAATGCTTTCATAGCCTATTATAGCGGGAAATTAGGTGCTTTCAAAAGAGTAGATGGTTTTAAAGAAATTCAAGGAAAAAGAAAGATAATAAAAAGGCAAAAAATAGATAGATTAAGAGGACCTTCTGCACCGCAAATGCTTGGTAATTTATCAATACTAGAATATCTACAAGGCTATGCAGATGAAAAATTCAGAATGAGATTAGAGCATGAAATAGATAGGGTGATAGGTTTATGATTCTTGAAGTAGAAAAGTTAATATTTGATTTCTTAGTTGAGAAATTGAAGGATAGAAATATAACTGTATATCATGGGCTTCTACCAGAAGTAAATCATGAGGATAGAGAAGAAGGAAAGAGTGAAAAAGACCTCTTTCCTTTTGCTATTTTAAGGGTTACTAAGTTTGAGCAAACTAGAAATGGTATCGATAGCTATGATGTACCAGTAGATTTAGAAGTGTGGATAGGCACTAAAATGGAAAATGAAAAAGATTATCTGAGCAACTTATCTATTGGAGACTATTTAAAAAAAGAGTTTTTAAACGAAAGTACAGTAGATGGAAAATTTGCTGTTGATCAATCATATCCATTTTCAATAGAGTACTTTACAGCAGAAGCAGAGCCTTATTTTTACTCTGTTTGTAGATTTAGAGTATTTGGAGTACCTGACACATCAGAAGTAGTTGAGAGAAAAATAGCAAAACTGCTTGGAAGGGGATAACAATGAAAACATATATTTACGTAGGTAAAAAGCTAGATTTACCTGAGTTTCTCTTTGTAAGAGGGACTGTATATTTTGGAGAAGAAATTGAGAAACTTATTGAAAAATATCCACTACTTGGGAGATTATTAATTCCTGTAGAAGAGTATTCAAAAATCAATAAGGATTATCAATATTTTAATTCTATAGTAGATGAATTAGTAGGAGGTAGAAATGAGTTATAAACATGGTACATACCAACAAGAAGGGGCTACAGCCTTTCAATTACCTGTGGTTTTAGATTATGGGCATTTTATAGTTGGAACAGCACCAATTCACAAAGTAAAAGCAGAAAACAGAAAAGTAAATGAAGTGATAAGAATTGGAACTTATCAAGAAGCTATTCAATATTTTGGAGATACTTATGATTTAGATTTTTCTATATCACAAGCTATCAAAGTTTTCTTTGAATTGTATGCAGTTGCACCGCTTTACATAGTTAATATCTTAGATTTAACTAAACATAAATCGGCTAAGAAAACACTGACTAATAAAGCACTTGAAAAAAGAAAAGTATTAATTCCTAGCCACAAAGTAATTCCTGAATCTGTAGTAGTTAAGAATGCAACAGGAAAACAAGTTATATCTGATGCAAGAACTGTTTACACAGCTGAAGGATTAGAAATTTATGCAACAGTAGCTGGAAATAATGTAGACATTGAGTATGAAGAAGTAGATTTATCTAAAGTTACAAAAACAGAAGCTATTGGTGGATTTGATAGTACAACAATGAAAAGAACAGGGCTAGAATTAGCAAATGAAATTTTCTTGAAATATAGTGAATTACCTGCTTTTATAGATGCCCCTGATTTTTCACATGAAAGTGATGTTGCCGCTATCATGGAAACTAAAGCTAAAACGCTAAATGGTGGAATGTTTGAGGCGATAGCATTAATAAATGCTCCAGTTGATAAGAAATATAATGACTTGGTTGAATGGAAAGAAACTAACAACATTTTAAGTAATGACCAAGTTCTATTATATGGAAAAATCAAACTTGCAGGAGAAATTTATCATCAATCTATCCACTATGCAGCTTTATCTATGAAAGTAGATTCTGAGAATAATGGAGTTCCAAGTCAAGGACCTTCTAACTATTCTTACAAAATGGACGCTTTTGTATGGAAAAATGCTAGTGGAAAGTATGAAGAAGTTAGATTAGATAAGGAACAACAAGCCAATTTCTTAAATAAGAATGGAGTTGTTACAGCTATAAACTTTAAAGGTTGGAGATGTTGGGGATCTGAAACAGCTAAGAATCCATTAGCAACAGACCCAAAAGATAAGTACATCTATGGTCGTAGAATGTTCAAATACATTGGAAATGAACTAGTTATATCATATTTCAACAATGTAGATAAAAAGTTCACTTTAAAAATGGCTGAAACAATGAAGAAATCTATGAATATTAGATTAAATGCACTTGTTGCAGCAGATCAATTATTATCTGCTAAAGTTAATTTTTACTCAGTTGATAACAGCTTAATAGATATCATAAATGGAGATATTACTTGGACTATAGAACTTGGAATAATACCAGGAGCTAAATCTATAACATTCAAGAAAGTTTATGATGTTGATGCATTACAAAAATTTACTGAAAGCTTAACAGCTTAATAAGGAGGGAAAAAGATGGGAAGAAAACAAATACCTAATGCTCTTATAGATGCTGAAACATATTTCAATGGTTCAAATAACCTTGCTGGAATATCAGAAGTAGAATTACCTAACATTGAATATGACACAGTCACATCCGAGCAAATGGGGTTGACTGCTGAATTAGAAGTGCCTTTAATGGGTCACTTTAAGAAATTAGAAGCTAAAATCAAAATGGATTGTGTTGATGATTCAGTGCTAAAAATCAATAATGAAAAATCAATCTTGATTGAATGTAAAGGTGCAGCTCAAGCTATGAACAGACAAACTCATGGAGCGGATGTTTATGGAATAGATGCAACTTTTAAAGGTCTTATTAAGAAAATGGATGGATTAAAGATGAAGCCTAGCGGGAAATTAGAAACTTCTATTGATTTATCAGTTACTTATTATAAGCTAGAAATTGGTGGTAAGACAGTTATAGAAATAGATGTACTTAACAATGTAAATGTAATTCATGGACTTGCTAACCAAGCAGTTAGAAAATATTTAGGATTAAATTAAGGAGGGCTTAAATGAAAGTAAAATTATCGCAAACATATAATTTCAGTGGAAAAGAATTCAATGAACTAGATATAAATATTGAAGAAATGACAGGGAAAGATTTTATGCTGTGTGAAAGGGAATTCAAGGCTAGAAATAAAGAAGCTGGAGCTGTAAAAGAACTAGAAGACTCTTGGGCTATAACTGTAGCTGCTAAATCTGTTGGGGTTAAGTATGGAGACTTACTTAACTTAGTATCTATAGACTACTTGAAAGTGGTAAATGGGGTAAAACGTTTTTTGAGTCAAGGCTGGGAAGACAAAGAGGCTCAGAAGGATACTACAGAGGAGATAACAGAGGAAACTGGTGCTTAATCTATTTGGATATGATAACAGAGCTTTTAAGAGTTCTAAATTATTTTAAAGTAAATATAAGCTATGATTCAATGTTGGATTGTAGCTTATATGAATTTGATTACTGGATAGCAAGAGCTAATAAATTAGTTGAGGAAGAGGAAGAAAAGCAAAAAGAGAGAGAATAAAAAATAAGAGGCTATCATTTTAAGATAACCTCTTAATTATCACTTACAGAGTCTATTAACATAAGTGTACCACATATATAAAAAAGAAATAATAGTAAAAAAATAATTTTTTGAAAAGCAGAACCCTCTGTGAAAGTATAGTGGACACTGCCTAATATTATCCAACCTATTGGAGTTAAAGTCAAAAATAAAGATGTTAGAAATAGAATGACTAAAATTCCAAAAATAA